GGATCCGAGGCAAAAAATTCCTGGATGGTAGTCATACTACCACCTCCACCCGATATGTTACCGGGTCTCCTGCGATTTCGCGCAGGGTTTCAAGGGATAATTCCTTCCCTCTCATCTCCGGTGTGAGACGGAGGGGAACTTCCGTGAAGCTGTCACAGAGACAGGACAAGCTATGCGGCAGGACACCGCACACGTTCCGCCCCGCCACCTTTTTCGCTGTGGCATGGGTTAAAACTTCCACGCCCTTGGAGACCAATCCCTTCTCTCGTAAATAAGACACGAGAGCAGGATGTCTCGTAACAACCAAATCTATCATTTTTGTGTCCTCCTTTTGCTTTAAAACACTATATATGCACCATGTATGCCAACGCCACCAAACGGAAATAATTGACCCATAACCACCCAATAACACGGGACATTAAAATATATACATAAGCGGGACCATAGTCAGTGAATCAAGAGGTGTGCCAAAAGACATGAAATCGTAAAGTATCCCGACACCCAAAACAGGCCAATGCAATGATATTAAGCACTTATCATCGTAAAGAATCCCGACACCAAATAGACATGCCAGCAAAACAAGGCCACCAGCCATTATAAACGTAAAGTATTCCAACACCCTGAATTTATAATTATTCACACAACCTTTCCAGTGAGATAGACGATACGTAATACAAGAGGACACTGGCAACAATGTTCTCCCCCCTCCTTTTTCAGGGGGGCTACGGCCCCCCTTTTTTAAAGGGATCAAAAAGTGAAGGGTGATTATGCTAACAGGGCGATTTGCAGACATGATTAAACGGCACGAAGGACTCATGCTATCGGCCTACAAATGCCCCACTGGACATAACACCATCGGTTACGGACACAACATCGAAGCAAATCCCCTGAAGAACATAGACAGATACATCGACCACTATCTCGCGATGGCCGGTAAAATCACAATAGGCATGGCAGAGTGGTTACTCGACCAAGATATTATCTCAGCCGGGAAGTCCGCAGAGATAATAATCAAAGCAAGTACATGGTCAAATCTCAATGATGCACGCCGCGCAGTAATCATCTCAATGATATTTAACCTTGGCATAGGCGGGTTCATGAAATTCATGCGTGTCAATGATGCTCTTGATGCAGGAGATTGGTCGGAGGCAGCCGAGGAGATGAAAGACTCCTTGTGGTATCGTCAAGTCGGTAGTCGCGGCAAAGAGCTGTCACGCATGATGAGGTCCGGCGAATGGATGTAGACGGCGATACTCTCAGGCGGTTGAAAGACCCAGACGACAAAGACACCATCATCATCAAAAACCTAGAGAGTATCGATTGTCGATTAAGCAAGCTGGAAAGCGTGCAGTCAGAAAGAGAAGACGCAAGAGACAAGGTGTCAAAGTCTACAGCATTTAAAACCGCTATGGTGACTGCGATCATATCAGTATTTGGGCTGATAGGGACGATAGCGGCGGCAGTTAATATTGTAAAATCAATGCCATAAGGGGAAAAAGGATGAATTTAGTTAGGGAGTTTTATCAGTCGTTGGCGACACCGGAAGAGAAGGAAGCATTCTATTGGGCATCTCGCATGAGCGATGTGGGCAGGGAGAGATATCTGCGTGGTCTGTTTGGTGTAAGAATGACCGATGATTTAATTCGTGAGTTCACCGGGGCCTCACGTGATGATCTATTTGCCATTGCTGACCAGTCCCTTCAGGTGGCAGTCAAAGAGACGCGCAAGGGTATCCTGGCATCACTCAAATATGTCCTGTCATTCAAGTGGCTGAGGTAATGTATGGGGGAAGCCAACGAACCAACCATCACAGCGCAGGTAATCAAGGCCCAGACTATGGTTGACGGCGCACTCAGGATTTACCTTGATATATTCAATGTTGATGATATGAGCATTGCCTACATGACCCTATTGGCCAAGAATCAGGCGGTGATTGAGTTTGAGCCTAAGCCACACAAGGATTAGCGGAGGATTGGCGTATAAAGATGGATGCTAAAGAAAAACATAAACTCAAGTTATTGGAATATTTAGAGAATCCCAGCAATGAATGGCTTGAGCGAACCAAGTTGGCCCATGATGTCCTGAAAATATCACAACCTGCCTTGTATCAATTCTTCACCGGTGACGAGTTAACCGAGATTGAGTCTCAAGCATTGGACCGCAGGAGGCAGCGATATAAGCCTCAGTTGTCCGAGGTGGACAAGAAGATGTTGGCCAAAGCCAAACTAGGGGATACGACCGCTGCAAAGCTTATTTATGAGCGGTTTGAAGGACTGGTGGACCAGAAGCATATCATATCTACGGGGAAAGATGAACCCACAGCCATTAATATCACATTCGCAAGAAAAGAATCCTGACTTCGATGCTGAGCTTGCCAACTTTTCACCACGGCAGATGGAGGCAATCGGGCACCTTGACTCAGGCTTGATTAAGTTCCTGCTTTATGGCGGCGCATTAGGGGGCGGGAAAAGTTATTTTCTTCGCTGGTATGCCATTAGGCGTCTAATCGTCCTATTCAAACTCTATGGCCTCCGTAATGTTACCGGGATGCTGGCATGCGAGGATTACCCCTCACTCAAAGACAGGCAGCTTCAGAAGATGTCAAGGGAGATCCCCACGTGGATTGGTAGGATGCACCAGGACCACAAGGAGTATGGCCGGTGTTTCATATTGGCGGAGAAGTGGGGCGGTGGTGTTATCTGTTTCAGGAATCTTGATGATCCAAGTAAGTACGCATCGGCTGAGTTTGCCTTTATCCTTGTGGATGAGCTTACAAAGAACGAGTATGATACCTTCACGTTCCTGCGTACAAGACTGAGATGGTCCGGCTTACCCGATGTTGAATGCCAGTTTGTGGCCGGCACGAATCCTGGAAGCGTAGGCCATGGATGGGTAAAACAGCTATGGATGGATAAGCTCTTCCCTATTGAGTGGATAGAGCCCAATGATTATCGCCCACAGTTTGCCTATGTGCAGTCTCTGGCAGACGATAACCCGCACCTTGACCCATCCTATTGGGACATGCTCAACACATTGCCCGAGAATATTCGCAGGGCATTTAGGTATGGCGATTGGGATATATTCGTGGGTCAGGCATTCCCGGAGTTTTCTAAGGTGGCCCACGTCATTGAACCTATGCCGGTGCCGGAGCATGCACCTATCTATATGACCTATGACTGGGGTTATGGCGCACCATTCAGCGTTATGTGGTGGTGGGTGGACGCAGACAACCGAGTATATGGCTTTTCTGAGTGGTATGGGTGGAATGGCACCGCCAACGAAGGATTGAGGATAGCAGACAGTAGGGTGGCCGAAGGCATCATTGAGCGCGAAAAGTCCATGGGTATTAGTAATAGGCGGATTACTCGGCTCACTGGACCAGACTGTTTTAGCAAGAAGCCCACGCCATTAACCGGTGGTAGTGGCCCACCTACAGCAGAGACATTCACTCATTACGGATTATATCTAACCCCCGGAGACCCATCACATAAGGCAAAGATACGGCAATTCAGGGAAAGGTTGCGCTTTGAGATAGACGAGAGCGGAAACCCTACGACCGCGCCAATGCTGCTTGTATATAACACCTGTAAACAATTCATTCGTACTATCCCCAATCTTGTGATGGATAAGCTGGATATAGAATATATTGATAGTAAAGGCGAAGACCATGTGTTCGATTCAACATGCTTTTTGGTAATGGCGCGGCCTATATCTTTGGAACAACTCAAGCCCCGAAAATCCCAGTGGGACCGGCGCATAACAGAACTACTCCGAGATAAGGACAAGGGTGATGGATTTGAGACAAACGCAAGCATGGCAGCAGAGCAGGCATTGACCGACCTCGGCGTGGATCTGTTCGATGACGAAGATCAGTTCCTTGACCGGGGCGAGACAGAGGAGACGATGGGATGAGCATGTATCTATCAAAACGAGACTGTATCCAGACTGGAGATGTAATCCAATGGCAGAGCAAATCCATCCTTGGCTGGCTGATACGCAAGAGGACGGGAGCGGGGGCCAATCATACCGCAATCGCCATAAGGCTTAATCCTTTTGATACTGAGCGCGTATTCATCCTTGAAGCCCTGGGCCATGGTACTGTCCTAAATCCCCTGAGCGCACGGATCAAATCACACAATGGCAGAGCATGGGTTCTCCCACTCAAGACTGTTCATGGTCCACTGAGACGATACATGGGCGCGTGGGCATTGAATCATGTCGGCATTGGCTATGATTATCAAGGCATCATCAAGCAACTGTGGCGCAGGGTTACACCCAATGAAAAGCGGCTGTTCTGTTCCGAGTACTGGTGGATGGCGTTTAAGAGTGCAGCGCATGAGACGGAGGATGGGCGCAAGGCATTATTGGAGGCGCGTAAAGTACTTATGGGTAAAGCCCCGCAGCCTGGAGACATAAAGGATCTGGGATTGACCGGGGAAGCAATACAAATTCTGTAAAAGGGAGAGGTAGAAATGATTGATATCATAATCATATCCAATCCAATGACCTGCATCATCCTGGCCCTAATCATTGGCCTATTCCTCGGCTATGCACTGAGCCGGAAGCAGCAGGACAAGCCGGTGATCGAGGGGATAATGATGACGCCTGGCAGTGATTCGATTGAGGATGACCCGTATTATGAGGCATTGCAGCCGCCCACGAAGAAGGGTGAGCGGGTAGGCGGGGTGGAATGAACTATCGTCACCTTGCAAGAGCCAATAGGATAGCCCGTGAGACGTTCCGTAATTATCACGGCAAGTACCCTGAGCACATGAGCGACGAAGAGAAGAGCCACTTTGGGTACGCAATACAACCATTCTATGGCAATGGTGCGTATCGTAAGACAAGGGTGTTCTGTAGCAGTCCATATTGTTGTGGTAATCTACGCAGGAGTAAGTTGGCCGAGAAAGATAGGATTCCGATTCGTGAATTAAGATGGAGAGGGGTGGAATGATGGAAGCATTCTGGACAATATGGTTCATTGGTTACTTGATCGCGTTTGGTGCAATACTGATGTTAAAGACGAATAAGTTGGTTGCCATGCTATTGGCTGCATTAATTGTCTGGCCCATCATGCTTGGCATGGCCATAGGCTATATCGCCGAGAAAGAATGGGGAGATGAGTGATGGATGTAATTCTTTGATTTCCTGGAGGATCTTTAATGGAAATCCCCGTTGATGTCTTGGTTATGTGTGTAGCTCTTCTAATCTTCATTGGGATGATGAAATAATGTATCGCTCAGTAAAATACCAGGCATGGGTCCGGGGCACGAATAAGTGCATCCGATGTGACTATGAGCCAACCCGACCGGGACTTGAGGATGATAACCCCATCACATTCGCACATCAGACATTGGGGCAGGCGGGCACGGCGCTGAAAGCTCCAGATACCCAAGGTCTCCCATTGTGCGCCCAATGCCATCAGATCGAACATACTATGCCACCCAGCGAGTTCTGGGATGGGATTGACGTGAAGATGGAGATCATCAAGCAGTTAACGAGATATATGGAGGAAAAGAGGCTATGAACCAAGTCCTCTGTGGTAAGTGTGAGGATGTCTTAAAGGGTATCCCGGCCAATTCGGTTGATTCCATTGTCACAGATCCGCCCTATGGCATAAAATTCATGGGTAAGAAGTGGGATTGTAACGTGAATGTTGATATAGCGAATGAGAGGATCAGGCTGGCGACACGTCAAATGAAGATCGGTGAAGCATAATGAGATCGGAAATCAGGAGGCACTATGGGCAATAAAAAGACGCAAGAAAAGTCGGTAGACGTCCTATTGCAAGAGTTTCAGACTGTGCTTGATCATGTAGGTTACAACATATCGGCCAATGATTACGATAAACTTGAGATCACCAGGCCCAGCAGGAGGACGCTGCTTCGAAGAACCGGGCAATCGTGGAGCGAACTGAAGACGATTAGCACCCATATACCACAGAACTCAACTCACAAGGCCCTATTGAGCCAGAACCAAGCCCTTCAAAGCAGGCTTGCGAGGCAGCAGGACATAACCGCGTCAATTCTCGATACATGCCGGATTGAGTTGGCCAAGATGAAGATACCGGTGGTGAAGGTTCCGCCCAAGGAAAAACAGACATCGGATCAAGAGTTTCACGCCATGGTGTCGGACATTCATATTGGGGAGTACACGGACGCAACATGGGTCCAGGGCTTGGCACGGTATGATGTTGAGACATATCGCAAGAGAAGCGATAAGTGGCTTGAGAAGATCATGCTGTTCCGTGAACAGGACAAAAAAAGCCTCGGCCTGAATACTTTCGTTCAGTTCTATCTGGGCGATATCGTCACCGGTGAAAGCGTATACAAGGGTCAGGCATTTTCCATTGATCTGAATCTGGTCCAACAGTTATTCATGGCCCTGGAAGTAGAGGCCGCCAAGCTGAGAACATTGGCATCCATCTTCCCGGAGGTTGTCTTATACTGTGTTCTTGGCAACCATGGCCGGCTAAATAAAGCGGAGCATCCAGGTAAAACAAATTTCGATTACATATTCTACAGGATGCTACAGCAGGTGATGATTGGACAAAAGAATGTCCATATCTACGTGAGCGAATCCCCGAGTATGGTAGTGGACCGCGGTAAATTCACTTTTCTTATCAATCATGGCGACGCGGCCAAGAGTTACATGGGCACGCCATACTATGGCCTTGAGCGTCAGTTCAATAAGCTTCATAGCCTGTATGGTATGATTATTGATTATGAACTGGTAGGCCATCATCATGTCCCGTCCAAATTGGGCGATAAGATCTATATCAACGGGAGCTATCCTGGAGGCTCCGACCTGTCTGTCAATCGCATGAACGTGGCTTCCCTTCCATCACAGAAGATCTTCTATTTTGATGACGATGAAGGTATTAACCGGGAGAGTGACCTGCATTTGGGTGACCGGATTGTATTGCCGTTGGATGAGGAAGGGATCTATACACCACATGATTTGAGGGAGAATGAGGCATGAGCGATAAGGTGGAAGAATGGGAAGACTTCTCACGTATGATGGCCCTACACATAACCTCAATGGGTAGGAAATATGATACCGGCTCAGTTTCTTGTGCGGACATACAGACCTGGGAGGGCCCACTGAATGATGCGTTCAAATACTTATGGGAGATCCTTGTTTGGGTGAAATCCGATAGTTGGGAAATGGAAGATATGAAGAAGAATCTATTGAAATCAGCCCACTGCTCCCAGATAGCGCATACGAAACTGGGAGCGAAGGAGAAGTCATGAAGCTATTACTCTGCGAAATATGCCGCACGCCATTGGCACAATTTGACCCTGTTGACCTGTCCGTACCACTCACCGGGGCAATGTTCAAACCTCTATACCTGGATCGGGAATGCCCACCTACCTTTCACCCATCAGTCACGCAGGAGGATATCGTATGCCCTATGTGTCTCAGGAGGCCGTTCAATGACCCTCACAAGCTGTTGACGTATGAGGGGTGGCACGAGGTGAAGGAGAAGGTGAAGGAGATTGATGTTGACTACAGCACCAAGCTCAATGAGATCAGGCTCAAAGATCCGTCTGCCTTGCTCGATGCGGCACAAAATGTACTGGTTCCATTCCAATGTCCTCACTGCCTTAAAGTCTGCAAATCCCAAGCCGGACTGGTGGCACACATGCGGAAGAAGCACAAGGAGAGTCATGATAAGTAGGGAGAAATCACATGTCTAAAAAGAAAGAAGAAAGCAGGGAACTATTGCCGCCAGAGGGGCATGCCGATGTAGGACCCAAGATCTTCGAGCTTGTAACTGAGGTCATAGAGGATCGTGAAGCTATGAGCCGGCCCACAATGTGGAAGCGCAGTTATGAGCTTGGACGGAATAAGCCATGGCGTCAGAAGAGCGACAAGGTTCCGCTCAATACCGCAAACCTTATCTACACTCACCGGGAGCGCACGGTAAACGAGGGCACAGACAACAATCCCACGTTTGATGTGGCTCCATTGGGCATGATCCCGGAAGAGAAAGCTCAGATGTTTGAGACATTGCAGAAGACTCCTGAATACTGGTGGACCGACCAGGAGCAACAGGATGTGCTTGAAATGTCCATGCGTGTCGGTGAGACATATGGAGAAGTCTTCGAGAAGGTGATGTTCAATCCTACGCTTGAGTACGGCATGGGTGAGGTCGAGACGACCACGATTGACCCGTATCACTTCGGCTGGGTTCCGGTTAAGGCTCCATTCAAGAAGGCCGAGGCTGTCCTTGAGTTCCATTCCATGACTCTACGGGAGGCGAAACGCAGGTGGCCCAATTCCGCCAAGGATCTGAAGTCCGACAGTGAGCACCTGAAGGATTTGGGGGATGATCGCAGAGAGATAATGGCCGGAAGCTCTGAGGGTAAGTCCACGCTTGGGACCATTGGCGGAGTCATCAAGACTTTGTTGGGGGACCATGCTACCGGGAAGGGTGAAAGCGAAGAACTCTTGGTTGTTGAGTGCTGGGTTAAGGATCGGACGAAGGATAGCAGTGATGAGGATATTCTTAATGAAGCCGGAGAGAAGACAAGCATCAAACGTACCACGAAGCCCAAGTATCCCGGCGAGATCCGCAGGGTCTTTACCTGCAATGCTGGCAAGATCGTTCTTGAGGACAAAGGTAATCCCTCGATTAATCCTACGCTTCCCATAGAGGAGGCCAGAAAGACGCACCTGTTCGATAAGTTCCCGTATTCCTGGACGCCATCAATCAAGGACACCGGAGGCAACCATGGACTGTGTGATGTTGAGCAACTGGAGTCATTGCAGACCGAAATACACAAGACGGTATCCCAAATAACCCTATTCAAGGATAAGGCGGCGCATCTCTTGTTCATTAATCCCAATGATTCGGGCGTTCCAGATAGCCACATAACCAATGGGCCGCACATACTTAAGCCGTCAACGTCATTTACGGCACAAGGGCTTAGATGGGTAGATCCCCCTAAGTTCCCGGCGGACCTGACCAATTTCCTTGAGATCTATCAAGGATTGTTCTACAAGATAGCCGGCACGTTCGACCTTGACCAAACAGACCAGCAGGGCAATGATGTTATCTCGTATAAAGCCATTGCAGCGCTCTTAGAGCGCGCCAGGACGATGCGAAGGGGCAAGATACGCAACTACGACAAGATGGTCCGTGAACGAGGTCGCATGTTCCTGTCCAGTGAAATGAACTGGTACACAGAGGACAGGATGATTACCTATGAGGTGGATGGTCAGCAGGAGACGGCGGCCATTAACGGTCACAGTATCATTGTCCCGGCGAAGCTCACGGTTGTCTCAGGCTCTACAATGCCGATATCAAGGGTGCAGCAGAGGGAAGAGTCTCTAGCTCTGGCAAAAGAGGGATTCATCGACCAGACGGCGCTCCTGAAGAACCTGAATGTTGAAGATTGGCCGGAGATCATCAGGCGAATGCAGGCCGGCCCGCTCGGTGAGTTCATTGGAAGACTTGAATCGGTTGGCACGCCACCTCAGATACTCCAATTCCTGGAGCAAGTGGGCGCATTGGATGTTAAAGAGTTCGAGAAGGCCATTAAGGCCGAAGAATTGCCCTCCTTTGAGGAAGTATTGAAGAGTGCCATGGGTGGTGAGCAAGCGCCCGATCCGGCGAAAGAACTTGAACTTGCTGGCAAGGATGCAGATGTCAGCAAAACGCAGGCCGAGATCGCAGAGAAGCAGGCCAAAACCGATGAAACGGATGCCAAGATTCGGAAGTTGGATGCTGAGACACGCCTCACCTATGAGAAGATTGCAACGGAGCAGATCAACCAAGAGGTGTCATTGTTTGGCACTGAGCTTGACGCCGAGAGCCTGAAGATTAAGAGGGCCGGACTTGTCAATGACATGGAGATGCAGCGTAAGGCAGCAGAGAGCAAGGACCGGGAGATGGACACAAGGCAGGTCGGGCAGTACGAGGAAAAAGGTATGAAGTCAAATAATAAGGAGAAATCATGAAGACAGGAATCGAAGAATTATTCTATGTAGGCGGTTTTCTCGGCAAGGAGATAGAGGATAAAGGGAAAACAATACTCAGGGTGGAGGAGGAGTTGCTGGGGAAAAAGGAGGAATTGGTGGTCATGATAACCCGCAAGGCATCGATAGATAAGGCTATTCGGCTCTTGGAGGACAGCATGGAGAAAGTGGAGGAATAACCATGAAAGACTACAAGGTAACGATTTGCGACAGGGGCGTTGGCGGGGCTAAAGAGATATGCGTCAGCGGGTATGATGCGTA